TTCAAAAGTAAATGCTGGTTTGGGAATTGTAAATTTATTTTTTCTATCAGTTACGTCAATCCATTCAAGATCTTTATCTTTTGGATAACCTCTACCCCACTTTAGAGTTGATTTGTTTTTCATTAGTTTTTTAGCTTTCTTATTCAATGGATATATATATCGAAACATATATCCATGAATCTTTTTTATACCCTTATATTTCATGAAATCAGAAGTCATCCAAAATATCTTTTCTTTACCAGAAAATATTGCGTTTTCTTTACACAAATCCTTTGTTGAACGGGGGTGAAGTTTCTCCCCATTCTCCATTAAATAAACCGGGGTCCAATATTTTTCACCAAAATAAAAATTAGATGCCTGATACACATATCCACATTTCCCCATGATACCATCAGCCATGGTGTAGAGGAATAAACAGTTTGTATTTTTTTTCATCCATCCAATGGTAGCAGATACCATTTGACTGCCTGCCGATTTCGTTTCATTAAGGTCTGGTGATAAACACATCTTTCCAATTTCATAATAATCTTTCGATTCTAAACCGGGAAACATTTTATTAATAGTCTGTCTTGGTTGTGTTCCCCACCCCAAAGTTAATACTCCCTTTAATTCATTTCTAAGAAAAAACCCCAAAAAATGTTTAGTAAGTCTTGGCATAACTGGTGAATAATGATAACTTTGAATAAATTCAGTAGCTTTAACTTTATGAATTTTTCTTATTTCGAAATTATATTTCATTATCTACCAATGCCCCCCACGTTACCGGGAAAAGAGGACGGATTACTAGATTCCACTCTCTTGCAAGTTCTTGGATTTCCTTTTGTGCATGAGTCTCAATCCTGAGATTGTATGCACGAGCCCAAGCAAACAGACTCCCGGTTACATAGTATTCGGTGTACATGCTCTGTGGAAGAACCATTCTTGCCTGTTCCGGACAAACCCCAGATGAAATCATATCATTATAACACGATTTTGCAGCCATCACGACAGACTCATATGCCTGGGATATCGGTTCGGCAGAGGGATTGTTCCAGAAGGTTTTGATTGTCTCGTCAGTAGAACCCTGTTTTATAGATTCTGGTCGAACCCTCCACTCTCTAGGATAATAGAATTCTGGTTCATCAGAGACATATCGACGGGACACCTCATTATAAGAAAACCCGACAACATGTTTAAAACGCTGTCGGGCTACGAAGATTGGAACCTTTTCGTGAATTGTAATTGTCGTGTGTGTAAACGGAGTGAAGTGATTGTGTTTTGCGAGATACCTAACGAGTTTCGTATCTCCATCCGACATCACCTTTGACTCAGATTTTTTCCTAAAGGAAACCCTCGCTGCATCCACTACGGACACATCGGTCCCCATGTAATCAATTAATTTAGCTTGCATTGCTTATATGATCCCTCCAGAGTTCTTCAAGATATACATCTACCATCTGAAGCCAAATCTCCGACCCATACTTCTTCTGAAAATCTTGTGCCGTCAGCGTATAGAAGTCCTGTTCTTTATCAATAACAACATCACCAATTTTTGACATTTCATCACCACTTTCATTGTTTATGAGTCCATTTTACCACATTGGAAGTCTCCTGTCAACCGGATTTTGCAATTAAATATGAACCATCATGATAAACATGACAAGAAGCATAAGGAAGATGATCAGGGGGAAGCCCTGTCTCCCGGTATGCCCGAGCATGTGTATAAGAAAGTCCAATATGTTGTTTATAAACTTCTTGAATTGTTCATAAAGATTTTTCATAATATTACTCCGTTGTTATCTTAATGTTACCATTTTTGGAAGGACGAATAACCTCTTCACCATTTTCCTCAGTCACAGTAATAACTCCAGACTTTTCCAAATTCCAGAGGGCAAAATCTATACCCCTTGACAGACCCTTCTTGAAACCGCCCTTCCACGAAACGAAACATGCGATTCCAATTAACACACCATATATTAAATAATATTCTAACATTTCTTCACTCCACTTAAATGATTCCTTCTGACCTTAACCATTATCCATGCATTATAATACTCATCCTTCAACAATACATCCTTGTCGAATTGATATTTGGCTTCAAAATATGCACACTCGGCTTTGGTTTTACATAGTCTGAGGATTGTTCTCTTGAACATTTCTCGTCCAAGGGTTTCAATATCCTCACTCAACAACACAGAAGATCCATAATAATTTTTCCAATCAGACTCCACTTTCCTTCGGCGTCTTCTCAGGTTTCTTTGGTAAGTTTTCGAAGCCCAGAAAAACTTCTTACCAATGTACTTCTTTCTAGTTTCCGTGTTTTCAATTTCATACACGAAACCATATAAAATTTTAGGGTCTAAACCCTCTGGTTCATATGCGTATCCTTCATATATCCATGTCATCTTCGATATACAACATAATCATCCCGTATGATTAGTTCCCCTGAAAACTTAAAATCCTTGTCATCAATCCAATTTAAGATATCATCCCAAACTCTTTGAGCTTGAAGGTCACGAAGAAGCATGTGATATCCCTTTTCATAAAAAATGGAGGTGAGTTTATTCTTTGGAAGTCTGGAAATAAAGTTCTCTACCGAGATTTGTGGGATTACATCATCATGATGTCCCCAGAGAACCAGTGCATCCTCTTTAATCAGAGGTGCATTAGTCACGGCTGTTTTCATTAGATCGATAACCCCGTGAATAGAACCTATATCTATATCCTTTATAACGAGTGGGTCATCCTTTAATCCCTTTAGAATCTCCATGTTATCTGAAAATTCAACATTAAGCACCGGTGTATCGTTTATCTTCAACCAAGGAAGATACTTTGAAACGTTGATTACCATTTCCTGATACCAAGGAATGTCTCCGGATGTCAACACTGCCGGTGCAACAAAAATCACACCCCTCACATAATCAATATCACTTTTCATTGTCCTTGCAACAGAGACCACTGCAGCACCCATTGATGCACCAATAATGTATATCGGGAGTTCTGGATGAAGGTCATTGACATATTTTATAAAGGTGTTCAGGTCATTTGCATATGCGTAGGTTCCAGCCCAAACCCCGATATTTTCAGTTCCACCAAACCCCCTTTGGTCATATGCGTATGATGTGATTCCATGTTCCTTTAGAAAGTTTCCGGGCATTCTAAAGAAATTTGAATAATCATTAAACCCGTGAACTGCAATAATGATAGCTCTGGGTTTCGTCGCTTTCCAATATTTAACGGGAAACTTCATGTCATTATTTATTCCTTCTACATTATGTGAATGTACAATTGCAGAGAAAACAATTAATATAAGGGCCAGTATTTTATGTGGTGTATACATCGCCCCATGAGCCTTTAAGACTACCAACTTCATATTCGGTTACCCGATTTTCAAAGAAGTTAGTATGGTCTGGGGCATTTAATACCCAATCAAGCCATGGAAGTGGATTATCTTTCACTTTATAATTTGGTTTAAGTCCTAATTGAAGGAGCCTTCTATCTGCAATGTGTCTAATATATTTTTTTACATCCCCTTTGGCTAACTCATACATTTCATCGTGATTATCATAAGCAAGATCAATAAACTTATCTTCTAGTCCTACTACCTTTCTAAGCATATCATAAATGCCCAGTTTGAATTCATCTGTCACCACCCGTGGGTGTTCCTCACAAAATTTTCTAAAGAGTTGTGTCATACCCTCAACGTGCATTGTCTCATCCCGCACCGACCATTCAACCACCTTGCACATTCCTTTCATTTTACCAAATCTCTGAAAGTTAAGAAGCATTACAAATGATGCAAAGAGTGATATCCCCTCTGACATAACCGATTTTGCAATAGCCATCGCCAGGTTGGAATAGTTTGAATTGTCATTGTCCCTCATGAAATCCACTTTATTCGACATCGCCTTGTATTCAAGAAACGACTGAAATTCTGATTCCGGAAGTCCAAGTGTGTCATTCAAGAGTGCATAGGCTCTTTGATGAATACCTTCCCGTGAAGCAAAAGAACCAAGCATGTTTCTAATCTCGTTGTTCTTGAGTTTTGGAATGAAGAATTCATAGTAGTTCTGACCCACTGCAACGTCCGACTGCGTAAATAATCGAAGAACCTGTGTAATAAAATCCTTCTCATGAGGTTTCAGTTTATCCGACTTCCAATCCGACACATCATCAGAAAGATCAATCTCATCCTCAATCCAGTGAGCCTGTTCATGTCTCTTGGTCAATTCAACTGCCCACGGATATCGAAATGGTTTGTATGATTCAGATGGAGTCACCATTGTCACTGGTTTGTCAAAAAGAAACATTTCCCTTTGTTGCATTAAGGAATCATAATTTCCAATATGTTTCCCATCAACCACTATCTGTGGAACCGACCTCATACCAAGCTTAAGAAAATTCTGATAGTTTTCATCAGAATCATTGATATCATGCACGGTATATCTCACAGAATTTGAATCAAAGAATTTCTTTGCTGCATCACAAAAGGTACAATGTGGTTTCGAATAAAGTTCTATTTTCATATTATTTTATAATAAAGGGATTCGGCACATCTTTCTCATTAAAGTAAACTTTCTTTGGATATTCAGAACACCTGTGGAGAGGTGAATATGAATCATCAGGATAAGATTCCATACAAAATCTAAGTGTATTATCTTTATTATTATATACCCATTGAGCAGTTGCTGGGTCAGCACATTCTCCAGCCCATGCGGGAGTTGTGCAGAAAAATGTCATTGCTATCATAAACCCGAACAATGTATACCAAAAATTCTTTACGATTGCGTTCATGTTATACTCCTATATAACAAAAGATTCACCACATCCACATGATTGTTTGGATGTAATGCTGACTTTAAATTGAGGACAAAAGCTTCCAGTATAATCAATAATAGCATCTTCCATATGTCCCAGTGAAAATTTATCTATTACAAGTTTAGAAATAGTGGATGAATATACTACAACATCCTCATCACTCATTTTACCAGCGTCTGGATGCCACCGGCCAATCAACCCAGAACAACCACCAGAATCCAGAGAATACCGAATGTTTCCCCCAATTTCATCAAATTGATCTTTAGCAGAATTTGTAATTTCCATGTTTACCCCTGACAGCTCGGACAATCTTCTTGCAGCACACCCTTTGGTTCGTTTCCACGAAGTTCTCGGCCAGAAGGAGTGTCCTGATAATAATCCTTCAATCCCTTCTTTTCAATCTTGTTTCCAAGAATCTCTGCACGATTTGACGTTTCGGTTCTTAGATAATACAGGGATTTGTTCCCCCATTTCCACGCATTGTAATGAACATCATGAAGGTATCTCTTATCTGTTCCGGGTGGAAAAAACAGATTGAGTGATTGAGACTGACAAATATACTTCTGTCTCTGAGCTCCAAGACGAACAATTGCATTCTGGTCAATCTCTATTGCAGTTTTGAATACATCCTTTTCATGGTCTGACAGGAAATCGAGATGTTGAACCGAACCATTGTTTGAAATAATTGATGTCCAAATTGATTCTGTGTTTTGATGTTTGGATTTAAGTATCTTAGTTAAATGTGGATTCTTAATCAAATGGGAACCCGCACGAGTCCTATGGACATATGCATTTGCCTTAATGGGTTCAATGGATGGTGAAGTCCCAGCAATTGCAGCTGAATTTGCA